CCTCTACAGGTGTCCTGACCAAACAGGCCCAGATTGTTGCCGTAGGATCCGTTAATCATGAATTGTTTGTCCTTCACAATACGCACTTTGGTACAGACTGTCTCGCCTGTGTCCGCATCTTTGAAGGGGTAGTGGTGTTTTGCAATGTTACCTTTCTGGTCAAACTCTATACGCACACCAAACTTGCTACATGTCTCTTTGGACAAGCGCCTGTCGGGTATTGCTTCAATTACTCCAGTCATTTCCGTTACCATTACCTTTTGATAGGTTCCATTTGTAAATGAGGATGCAGTTACCGGAGTGTCGGTAGCAGGTTCAAAGTAGTCACATTCAGCGGTAAAGCAATAAGCATGACCGTCTGAGTATCTTCCTAAATTGTCCTTACTACCGCACTTCGGACATTCCTCATGTCTTGTAAACTTGTTCTCAGACATGAGTCATGTTCTCCTTAGAAGTCTTCCGGTGATTCGCTAAGAGTTGTCTCCGCAAGATCTAAGACCTTTACCCTGTCAAGATACGTAGACGTACCGTGAACGGGATGGGGTTTGCCGTAGCTGTACAGGATACGTACATGAGAGCCTCTGGTTACGTCACCGTCAAAGGGTGTACCGTCCTCATTCAAGATGGGGACCGTGTATTGGCTGCTAAACTTACGCTGAGCAGTCCCTTCGTAGTCCCTCAGTTTTACACCTTCGGACTGTAGAGCTTCCGCTACGTCTTCCGGTAGGCTCAGAGTGAGCGTGAATTTACCGGTGGACTGTCCCTGCCACTCGTCATGCTTTCTTAGTGATTGAAAGGCCACTGTACCTTCAGCAATATGTTTCTGGTTCATATACCAATTACTCCATTAGTAGTTATCTTCAAAGTTATTGTCCTTAGTTTGGACGTACCGCAGTATATCAGCTTCGTCTATATAGTCAACCTCCCTTTCGTCTAATAATTGAATTGTGTCAATGTCCGTTACCAACCCGTCCAGTTCAAGCAAGGCTTCAACGGACACCACCAAACACGCACTGCACAAGTCTGTATAGTCTCCGCTGTGAGGATCTTTACGTTTCATTTCAGTATCCGTCATAGCATTGTTACAGGCTCTGCATCTGCTCATGATTATTCTCCTACCATGTACCAGAATCTCTTCTCATACATGTCCGTTAGTTCTAAAGGTGGCATTGAGCGGTACTTTTGCATCAAAAAGTCCCTCAGCATAGCGTGAAGCTCGTTAAACCTCAGGCTGTGTAGCTCATCGTAGGCTAACTCAGAAGCCATCTTCTTTTGGTGTTCCAGTGACATGTAGCCCTCCACAGGGCTTGTCAAGTCCATATCTTCTTTGTTCATGATTATTCCCTTTCAGTTAGACATGCCCAAGAATAACTTACTTCGTCTGATATTGCAAGTGCTTGATCTATCTTTTGTGCAATTATTTGGCACTCGTACTGTGCATCACTGGATATCCTTTGATGGACAACACGGGCAAAGGCTGCCAAAGAGCCAGTCCAGTACCACTCAGTCATCATTGATTGAGGTAAGACCATACGGGCCTGCTCTGGGGCTACACCACTGGCTATCATGTTATCATAAACAGCTTCAGATTTATCCATCAAGTCTTTGTATCTCATATCAAATCTTTCACCGTTGGGGCCTGTAAAGGACTCATCCGATGACCCTTGCTTCTTGTTGTCCGCACGTTTACGCCATGCTTCCGGTTGATGGAAAGTAGGTAAAAAGTCTACGTACCTACGGCTAATCTCATTCCAAACCAAGCCAACTTGATGCTTCACCAGTTGCCTAGCGACAAACACAGGTGCTTTGACCCTGAATTGAACCTGTACGTGTCCAAACGGTGTCCAATGGTTATGGTTAGCCAGATATCTAATCAGTTTCTTGTCTCTGCTACCAAACTCCTCTGACTCAGCAGCAAAGGACACTCTGGCAGCATTAACTACCGTTAGATCTGACCCCATGATGTCTAATAGTTGTACTTCCATGTTACATAACTCCTATGGGTTGTAATGGTGGGTCAAAGGTTGAAAACATGATGACAATGAAGATGCACCAAACTACCATAGCAGTCCAAAAGATGAGATCAAAGTCGTCTTCGGTCACATTGCCCTCTGCTATGTCTACAAATACGTCATGTATGAACCTATAGAGCCTCTTGAATATGTTCATTGAATCACAAACTCCTCTTTTATCGTCAGAGATACGCATACGACTCCGTCTGGGTGATTCTTGTACAGGTTAATCAGTTCGTGCCTCAGGGACAAAACATTAGACAATTGTGAGTCTTCGTCTTCCCAGTCTCTAAACATAGGGACACAGGCTAACACCTCCTTTTTGTCCTTTGTCATCACACCGTCAATTCGTTTGTGTGACCAGTAGTAAACCTCTAGTACTATGTCGAACGCTTCTGTGTCTATGCTAACCATGTTGGTATCTCCCTGTTTGTCCATCTCATGTCAATCTCTGTGCGTCTAGTCCTATAGTATGACCGATAGGCTATGATGGTGTCAAGTCCTCTACATTCGTCGTACATGCACTGCGGAGGGTCTATAAACGGCAGTTCCGGTAGATCTTTTGGTATAACCTTGAGGTACTCTAGCTTTTCTCGCTCTGTCTTGTGAATCTTGCCGTATCTGTGCGTATATTCAGCAAAAAGAGCTTCCATGTGCTCTAAACCCCATTTGTAGGCAATCTGAGACGATCTGAGCCACTTTGTGCTTGGGTGGTTCTGATGGGTCATCTTGTAGACAAAAGGCGCTTGTGGCGTGTCTAAGAGCCTGTGAGTGGTGCTGAGCATCTGAGCTGTCTCCAAACCCTGTTTTATAGCATGTTTGTCACATAGGCTCTTCGCTGCTTTCTTTGGGTCTTCGTGTACGTAAAATAGGTTCATTGTGTAGCCTCCAGTTTTATAATGATCTCGGGCCCTGTGGTTGTTGAAACCTTGTCCCCTGCTTTGACATAGTAACCGCTCTCTGCTGCTTGTTCAATGGCAGAGTAGGCATTGGCAGCTCTAAACGTGCCTCTGTTAGTCCAGCTTAGACCACCTTTAGGCAACCAGTCAGCTTTGGGGACACTTTCCCATATCGTATAGGGTTGGGTGCGTTTGCTAGTGAACATAGAATTTCGGCTCATTGTCTAAAATCTCCTGCAATTGTTCGTGATGGTCTAAAAGTAAACCGTGATCGTCTATGATAACCATAGCGTGCCGGTCTAAGTCAAGCAAAATGCCTTCAAGGAACGCTACAGCCTCTCTACGCTGAGACATCCCAAACTCTCTACCCTCTATGATAATCATGTAAGAAGTCTTCCTCCGCTATCATACGCTCTCTTTGCGCTGTGTTTAAAATGTCCATTGCATGCAGCAAGGTTTTAGACTGTTCTTCCGTCAGGTTAGACTCAGATTCTCTGAAATCATACAAGCCTACGAACAGCTTTAAGACCTCTTTGCGTGTTAGTTTGGGGTTGTTAGTCATCTTTCCAAGTCTCCCGTGATTCTTTTTCATATCTCTCCGCTACTTTGCGCTGTCTTTCCAGTGACCTACGCTCGCTTGTGACTGCCCTATAAAAGACATACAAGAACAATATCCCTATGATTTCCATGCTTTACGCCTCCTTAGGCTACCTTAGGTATCCTTTAGTATATTACCTATAGAATATATTCTAAAGGTACCTTAGGTAGATTTTACTGGTTGTCTCTGAACCTGTCAAGGGTCATCTCAAAATAAATACCTCTACTGCTATGATGACCCCAAAGATTGCTGAAGATCCTACGAAGGACAGCAATGCGTCAAGTGCTACCGTTCTGTACAGTCTAGCCTTTGTCATCTCCGAGTAACTCCTATTCTCCACCATGCAAAATGGACACACAGGGAATACCCGAAGTCTTCGTCCTTGTGGATACCTGCGTAGAATTTCAGGTCTTCGCCTGTGTATATGTCCGCTACCCACCTACTAGTGACCAAAGCATAGCCACCAGTAGATTCACCGTAAAACTTGCATGCTTTCATGAGTCTCATGTTACGCTACCTCCTTACCGTCTAACAGCACAACACCTTTGCGAGTGCATACGTCAACACCTAACGCCCGTAAACGGCTCATTGTGGTTCGTGTGGGCCAGTCTTTTAGGGTTTCTGTGTCTACCTGTACATCGTCACCAAAGCGCCACACACGCGCTATATGATGCCCGTGCAGGAAGACCTCAGACATACCGTTATTGTGAGACGTTACCATAGTGTTACCGTTGCTCCAGTTGTCACCGTTGGCAATGGCTCTGTTCATCTGTAGTTCTATCTTTCTCATGTTGTGTTGCTCCTATGTAGTTAAGTGATGTGGCTATAATATCAACTCAGTTGGACAATGCAAGCACTGAATGTTGTCTATATAACGCATCATAAGTAAGACTTATAGTAGTCTGTAGGTCTTCCAATCGTTGCCAATCTGTGATAGGGCCAATGGTTGCCATAGGCTCCCTATGCTCCCCTCACACTTGCAAATAGTATGCCAATGCCCCCAATGGTATGCAATAACCATGCCAATAGTTATCCACAAGTTATCCACAGGCTACCAGCATGCAAGAAGTGTGCCAATAGAACCAAAGGTGCCCGTGTTTTCAGGGGCGGGGAGGGGGCTGGCCTCTGGCTATAATTAGTAGTACCCCAATAGACACAAAAAAGTAGCATTTTGGATACTTAAAGTGAATAATTAATGATTTATTCAATGAATCATCTGCTTGAAATCAATAGATTTTACCAATGGCAGCCAATAAAAGTAAAAGGTGGGCCAATGGAAGACATGGTAAGACAATATTTTAGCTAAAAGTAGCCTAAAGGGGTTGACTTTTAGTAAAAAATATGCTATAATATACAGGTAAACTAAAGCAGATTAAGAATAAGACTTTAAAGAAATAAAATAAAGAAATATCCTAACGCTGCCTTAGGTATCCTTAAGTATCTCATAGAAGGCAATACTTATGTCCGAAGGTAATTTACCTAAAAAAAGAGGTAGACCTAAGAAGTCCGAAGTTATGTCCAATAAGAAGGGACATAGAAATGCAGTAGGTAGACCCAAAGGTGACGCAGCTATCATTAATGAGTACAAAGCTCGTATGTTAGCATCCCCTAAGTCACAGAAAGTCTTAGACAGTATTATGAATGCTGCTTTAGACGACGATCACAAACATCAAGCAGCAGCTTGGAAGCTAATGATGGATAGAATGTTACCCATAAGCTATTTTGAAAAGGATAAGCTTAATGGGGGTAGGTCTTCCATATCAATCAACATCACAGGCGTAGGCACTGAAACAACCATCACCGACAATCCTAACATAGTAGAAGGGGAATACACAGAACATGAGTAATGAATTTAAATATTTTACTTATGAGGAGTTTAACTGTCAGGAGACAGGTAACAATGCTATGTCCATAGCTTTTATACATCGTTTGGATGAGCTTAGAGAGAAGTGTGGTTTCCCCTTCACAATCACCAGTGGCTATAGAGACAGAACCCACAGTGTTGAAGCTAAGAAAAAGAAAGTGGGTCAGCATGTCTTAGGTATAGCTGCGGACATTGCTGTGGCAGACGGTAATCAGAAGTATGTAATTATAAAAAATGCAATGGAAATGGGCTTTGGGGGCATAGGTGTTGCCAATACGTTTATACACGTAGATGATCGTAAGTCCGTACCCGTTGTTTGGTCTTATTAGTGTCTGAACTTAACATATCGCTGCTACCATGGCAACAGCAAGTCTGGGAAGACCCTACACGCTTTAAGATAGTAGCAGCAGGTAGACGTACAGGTAAGTCTCGTTTAGCGGCATGGTTGCTGATTGTTAATGCTTTACAGACTAACAGAGGGACTGTCTTCTATGTGGCCCCAACTCAGGGACAAGCCAGAGACATTATGTGGGAAACTTTAATGGACTTGGGGCATCCCGTAATAGCCACCAGTCACATTAATAATTTACAAATAAAGTTAGTCAATGGGGCTACAATAAGCCTCAAAGGTGGAGATAGACCGGAAACAATGCGGGGTGTCTCCCTAAAGTTTTTAGTCTTGGATGAATACGCAGACATTAAACCTGACGTATGGGAACAAATCTTAAGACCTGCTCTGGCTGACCAAAAGGGTCATGCCTTGTTCATAGGTACGCCTATGGGACGTAATCACTTTTATGATTTGTACAAATATGCAGATCTAAGTGATGATGTGTCTTACAAAGCATGGCACTTTACCAGCTACGATAACCCTCTGTTGGACGATGAGGAGATAAATACAGCTAAAAAGTCAATGTCCAGTTATGCCTTTAGACAGGAGTTTATGGCCTCCTTTGAGGCTAAAGGCTCCGAGATGTTTAAGGAGGACTGGGTACAGTTTGCCGACAGTAGACCGGAATACTTTGACTGTTACATAGCTGTGGATTTGGCGGGGTTTCAGGACGTAACTAAAAAGAAGTCTAAGAATAGTCGTCTTGATAATACAGCCATTGCAGTTGTCTTTGTAAATGAAGACGGTTGGTACGTAGAGAATATTATATACGGTAGGTGGACTTTAGAGGAGACTGCTCAGAAGATCTTTCAGGCCGTTAGGGACTATAAGCCCATCAGTGTAGGTATTGAGAGAGGTATCGCTAAACAGGCGGTTATGTCTCCCTTAGTGGACATGATGAAGCGTAACGGTTTCTTTTTTAGAGTGGAAGAGTTGTCCCATGGCAACCAAAAGAAGACTGACAGAATCATGTGGGCCTTACAGGGCAGGTTTGAGAATGGTATTGTAAGTCTCAGTAAAGGAGAGTGGAACAGTCGCTTTTTAGACGAACTGTTTCAGTTTCCAGACCCACTGACTCATGACGACTTAGTGGACGCTTTAGCCTACATAGACCAGTTAGCAAAGGTTGCTTACGCTGGGGACTTTGAGCAGTACGACGAATTTGAGACTTTAGACTCCGTAGCAGGATATTAAAATATGGAAGATTACAACGAAGACAGCAAACCCCTAATGATTCAAGAAGCTCTTGAAGACTGGGTTATCACTAAATGTGATGATTGGCGGGATCATTTTGAAGCCAACTACGCACAAAAGTTTGATGAATACTACAGACTTTGGAGGGGTATCTGGGCACAGGAGGATGTAACCAGAGAGTCCGAAAGGTCTAAGATTATTAGCCCAGCCCTACAACAAGCAGTGGAGAGTTCCGTTGCAGAGATTGAAGAAGCGACATTTGGTAGAGGTAAATTCTTTGACATCAGGGATGATTCTAATGACCCTGACAAAGCTGACATTGTATATCTCCGTACTCATCTGCATCAAGACTTTGAGAAGACTAAAGTTAGGAAAGCCGTTGCGGAGTGTCTTATCAATTCCGCTGTCTTTGGTACAGGGGTCGCTGAAGTTGTTATCTCCGAAGAAAAAGAAATGAAACCAGCCACCCAGCCTATTATGGGTGGAGACTTGACTGCTGTAGGGGTAAACATTACTGACAGGACTGTGGTTAGCCTACGTCCCGT